TTTATTTTAGATGTTTGGAATTTGTTTGGGACCCCTGGCGGTTGGCAATGTCCATTTCCGCCAGGGGTAGAGAGTTAGTCTAGCAAGACCATGTAAGCTTTAGCATTGTGTTTCATAAACCAAGACAATTTATCTCTCATCTTTTGCCAATGTTTACTTGCACCCCTGCCAAGTTTGTAGTCTTCTAGTGTTGCCTCAACTTCATGAATAAATATCTCATCATGAATCTTAGCCTCTTTTGGTGTTAGCATAACAGACTCACCGTTAAATCTGTTAACTCTTTTTTCTGTTTTATTATCTGTATTTGTTTTCATATCTTGGATAATATAGGATAAGTCTAACATTGTCAAGTTCTTTCTTCAATAACCCATTGATTATAATACTTTGTTTCATCTTTGACAGGGTCCTTGATTGGTGTTTCAAGTGCCTCTCGTCTTGGCGCAATCCTAACTATTTCTTCCAAGTGTGTATTAATAAATTGATACAAACAATTTTGATTACAGAAATATTTAAATGCATGGTCTTGATTCCAATTAGTTTCTTTAATCTTAATAGTTCTTAAAACTTTATTGCCCTTGCTACCTCTCACTCTTGATTGTGTGTGATTAGTATGGCACTTTGGACCATGACACCAATTATAATTACTCATAATATGGCAACCCTCCAAAGATTGAAACAATACCACTAAAAGAAATTAATATTCCTAATAATGCGTGGTCGTTTGAATGTATAAAAACAATTACTCCTAATAGTGCTAATACAAATCCAACTAGTACCATTAACAATCTGCCTATTAATTCACCATTCATTAATGCCTCACTTTCCAACTGCCTGACGCAGTTCTATATCCATGTGCGTCTATATCATAATAAACATAATACGCAGTTCCATTTTTCGCAACACCATAACGAGATTTCTCGTCATGTTTGCCTTGTCTTGTTATATGTTTTTTGTGCTTGTTTGCCCAATAAGTTATATAAAATGTTTTAGTCATTTATGCCTTTCTGTTATGGGATAATCCTATATGATTATCCCATAATTGTCAATAGTTAATTTACTGCTTGTTGTTGTTTTTCATAGAGCAATCTTTCTGCTATTTTTTCTGCTCTAGTTTTCTCTCTTTTGTTTTTCATACTCTTAACTCTATCTGCAAGATTTTTTGGATTGTAGATAGTTAATCCTGTTGAGTTAGTTCTGATTATTTCTGCGTCAGTAATTGCAAGACCAAGTTCGTTGCAAAGTTCGATTGCCTCATCAAGATATTTATAACCTTTTAAACCAAGTTTAATTTCTTTCATTTGATTTAAAATAGATTTAATCCAATTTGAGTGTGCTCTAACAAAAAGACCTTTTTGTCGTTTCCAATCCATTAAGAACATGAATTCATCTTTGGAACAGGCAATAGACCTATCTCTACAATAATCTCTACCAATTAAATCTAATTGGTATCTTTCATTCCATTCTTTGCCATAACCTTTGTCATCATTACCAAGATACTGATTGTTGTTGTCAGTATATTTTGTCAAGTGTGGGTTGTTATCTTTGCCCTCTTGTTCAATCAAAATATCTGCGTTGCAATTTTCCTGTGCATTGATTTCATCACGATACAAAGCATAACCATAAGCATAATCTCTATTACTAGAATAATTATTATTTTCATCAATAGAGCCATTTAATCTAAAATCAAAGTGTTTTTCTATTGCTTTCGTTTCGGTTATTGGGTTGTTGTCGTAATCTCTACTTTCAACCTCGCCCATATAATGAAAATGAAAACAACTATCTTTTGCAATAGTATTTACATTCTCAAATTTATTTTGAAGATACCAAGCTTTCTCAACATCTTCATCTGTATAATGCCTACGAACAATTTTTTCTGCCATTTTCCAAGCATCATCATTTAACTGAAGTTGGTCGCCTTTCAAATTGTCATAAGTTTGTTTTTCGTGAGTATCTTCTTGTTGCAAGTGTGCTTTAATTCTATTTGCAATCTTATTCCGATACTCTTGGTTTAGTCTTATTCTAGCCATTGTTTTTTTCCTTTCTATATTATTATTTTGCATGATTTGAAATTAACACTTGACAATAGGATTGTCAAGTATTATATTGGATATAAGAATTAGTTATGGATGAGAACTGATGTCTAGATAGGTTGCACCCCTCTAACTAATTCGGGGACAACTTCTGGTTGTGTTAGATGACTGCAGAAAACTGATACACAACCAGAACTAATCCCTGGTCTACTATTCTTTTTGTCGACGTTAGAAAATTCGTTTTGCAATAGTGGACCTGGGATTAGTAGCATAAGTACCAGGTAGTTTACTACATGGGCCAGCTACTGGTCGGGCCCCGGCTGATTTATTCAGAAAGGGGCCACAAGCTTCAAGCTTCAAGCTTGACAGCTGGTCCAGGATATGATAGGATGAATTTAGAAAGGAGAACATATGGCACATTTTGAAACAGGTGAAACCAGATGGGCTGGAGAGACAGCTGCACCAAAAGACTCGGACAATGATTTTTTATGCGCGGTGCAATTGCAGCGTATAGCTAATGCTTTGGAAGAAGTGCTTCGACTGGTAAAGAAGGACCAAGAAGAATCTAAAAAAAGATGGGAGAAAGAAAATGACAAAGTATAATCTAGCAGAGATACTGGCAGCCTGGGAGGCTGCATATGGTGAAGATATGATGACGGAATATCCGGGCTTCATACAACGCCTGACAGAAGAAGATGACAAGAAGAATTGAGAACCCGGCAATATTTATTCACCACTGGCGCTGGCTAGAGGCCAATGGTTACAAGCAACAAGCCGCAAGCTGCAAGCTTCAGGCGGCAAGCTTGACAAGACAACAATATAGGATTATAAAGGACATATGCAAACAAAAGAAGCACTTAAAATAATTGGAGGTTCACTGTCCAAGCCTTCAAAGATGCCTGGCTGGTCAATAGGTTTACCTGCCAAAGAATGCAAGACAGGCGGCAAGCTTCAGGCTGTGAAGGGCAGCGTCTGTTATGATTGTTACGCAATGAAGGGCTGTTACGTGTTCAAGGTTGTTCAGGATGCACAGTACCGGAGACTGGCAGCCATCAAGAGCCCGGACTGGGTTCAGGCAATGGCACACTTGATCAACAGCAAAAAGCCAGATGTATTTAGATGGCACGACAGCGGGGATGTACAGGACCCTGAACACCTTCAAAAAATTTATAGTGTATGCAGGTTAACACCTTCGAAGCGTCACTGGTTACCGACCCGTGAAGCATGGATCAAAGCTCACCTGAAGGACAAGCCCAACAATTTAGTCATACGTTTCAGCGCGCCGATGGTAGACCAAGCGGCGCCTGCTTCGTGGCCCAACTCTTCAGAGGTTGTAACTTCAGGGGCCAGCTGTCCCGCAGCTCAACAAGACAATGAATGCAGAGACTGTCGACAGTGCTGGGATCCTATGGTAAAAACTATTAAATACGGTAAACATTAAAATGTGGCATCACCCAAAATATTATAAAGAATTACGCAAGCGTAATAAATCGGATCAGGCAATTAGTTTGAGAGAGTCGGAGACGTCCACTGGAGAACGTTCGCCTGGTCCGGGCCTCAAGCGACAAGCGACAAGCCTCAAGCTCCAAGCGACTCGAACAGCAGGCCACAAGCTTCAAGCGACAAGCAACAAGCTTCAAGCTCCAAGCCGCAAGCTACAAGTTTCATAATTTGATCACCACGAAAAAGTTTCACGGCACCCGAACCGAGGGCCTGGACCATGATAAATGTATTGTGTGGATGCTTCACATGAAAGCTAATTTGATGTGGTGAGAGACGTACCTTGTTACCCTTCGTAACTTTAAGTTCTACTGTGAAAAAGTGGCCAGAAGTATTACAGCCCAATAGATCGGGAGTACCAAGTAAGCTATTATTTTCAAGTCTAATCCAAGATATTTGTGGTATAGATTTTTTAATTTTTGCATATAATTTTCGCTCTGGTTTCAAGGTAACTAGGGCTTTCTATTCTGGGTTAGTAGGAGCGATAATTACTTTGCTATCTGCTGGTTTTAATACTACACGAACAGACTGTTGTCCAATAATATTTGACTCTTGCACTTCAATTCTTCTAATCTCTTCTAAGTGTCCACCTATTTGCATATAGATGGTAGCATTAGAAACTGCGTTTCCTTTTTTACCATTAGTAAATTGATCTAAGTATTCCTGTAGATGTTTAACAAACATTATTGACTTTATAGGATAGTTACCTTAAATTGTCAATCATGGGATTACCAAAAAGACTTACAGAAATGCAACAAAGGTTTGCCGAGTTTTTAGTATTCGGTGGGCCAGAGGGACCAATGACTCAAACGGAAGCAGCGCTTGCTGCTGGTTATAGTCCTAAACGTGCACGACAAGAAGGATCAGAACTTTGCAATCCTAAACTATCACCACTAGTTGTTAAATATATTGGTCAGTTAAAAGAAGAAAGACTTAAAAAACATGAGGTCACTTACGAAGGACATGTGGCTGAACTTGCAAGACTTAGAGAAGCCGCTTTGAAAAAAGGATCTTTCTCTTCTGCTGTAAATGCTGAAGCAAATAGAGGCAAGGCGGCAGGATTATACATAGACAGAAAAATA